ACACCAAAATTATTTGAAAATTTCAGATTGGATAATACTACAGTTGATGATATTTTGGATAAAATAAATGATAAAGGAATTGAATCATTGGATGAAATAGATAAAAAAGTATTATATAAATAAAAAACCACTCAAATGAGTGGTTTTTTTGTTAGTTTAAAGGATTGTTTCTTTTATGAGCAGCAGCATTTGCAATGTTGTCAAAGTCAGACGCACCAGTAACATAGATAATGAATGTTCCACCACTTCTAGAATCTCTTTCTTCTAAATGTCCTTTGTAGTTATTTTCTTTAGCTTGTTGTATTAGTTTTTCTTTATTAAAGACAATATCTTCATTCCCAGCAGCCATTTTTTCAAACTTGTCTAAATCAGCTAAGAAAGTTTTCATACTTCCAAACTTTTCTGCTTTATCTGAATGACCAGTAAAGAATTTTCTGAATGAACCTTCTTCTTCATTAACTGAAAAACTTTCAAATTTTCTTAAATGTTTCATATTCTATTTTTATACTTTTTTATAATGTATATATTATATTTAAAAAGTCAAAAAACTTATGTTTTTATATTAATATAATATATATGAAAATAATTATGAATCCAGATGGTACTATATCTTTTGAAGAAGATGAAAAGCCACAATTAGAACCTATTGACTTTAATTATAAAGATTCTGATATTGACCAATCACTAATTGAAGAATGTGAGAGATTATCCAAAGAACATAATAAAACATACTTTATATTTGATGATATGATTTCTAACAGAATTGAAGTTAATAATAATATCACAACTGAGATGGCAAGAAATGAAAAACTTAATCTATTACTAGGTGAAGAAGATTCTTACCACATAGGTACAGAAGATGATTTTAGAGGTTTACCTTCAAGATTTTCATATTATGATACTCAAACTAAACTAATTGGAAGATATACAAGATATGACTTTGTTACTAAATATTTAGGTAAAATTGGTTTTACTCCTTCAATTACAAATGTTGGTCCTGAATATGAACAATCTTACTTAATTGAGCTTAATGATGAAAAGTTTATATGTAGATTACAACCTAACTTACATATAAAAGTAATATACCAAAATTCAGATTATATGAAAACTGTTTTTGAAGGATTTTTTAAGAAGAAAGAAATATTTGAGATAATGAAAAGTGTTGCAGGTACATCATTTGCAAGAGACTTAAAGTTATCTCAGATATTAGAATAAAAAAAGAGAGCATTAGCTCTCTTTTTTATTATGTAAGTAAATTGTAATACTCATTAAAATGTTTGATTCTATCATCTAAACCATTAGTTCCACCATTTACTCTCTTTGTCACTGCTGTAATAGTTGCTTTGTCAGCACCTTTATCACATATGCTCCAAAGACTATTTGATTTGAAAAAGAATCCAGCTGATGCAAGTGGATATTTTGTTGCAACAAGATCTGGACTGGTAACACAATCTTCACCAATAAATGTAGTGAAATTTTTATAGTTCTCACGACCAGTTAATTGTATATAACCTCTTCCTCTAAATTTCCAACCATCACCAGATGCTTCATTACCATTACCATTTTGATTAGCATAAACAAAATTTGCTATCTTATCTGGATGTCCAATCAAACTTGCTGCTTTTGCTTTCTCATTAACAGAAATCACTTTATCACGATTAGTATCAAAGTCATGTTTAAATACAGAAACTAAAGGATCTAAACGGTAATTAAGATTTTCAGTTACTACTTTAAATCCACCTGACTCATGACCACATTGTGATAAAAAGTGAGCCAATCTTAAATTAGTAGTAATACCAAATTTTGTAGCAGTAGCAGGTATTTGTGCAATTACAGTATCAGGAACATGTCCTTTAAGTGCAGCTAAATTAAGAGATCCTGATTCAACAACTTTAGCAACAGGTTTAGTAGCAAACAATTTTGTCCAAGTTACATCACCAACAACTCCATCTGCAGTTAACCCATTTGCTCCTTGCCATTTTTTTACTTTTGCTTCTGTTCCAGGTCCAAAATCACCATCAACAGTCAGACCCAACTTTTCTTGAAGAAGTTTTACATCACTTCCTTTTGATCCATTTTTTAATAACATAATTTATCATTTTTCTTTTATATATTAAAAGGAAAAATGTAAAATTATTATTTCTAAGTAATTATCTGTTTGATTTTAAAGTCTCTATACCATATCAAATCATTAAAAATTATAGTGTTTGTAGTCCTTAGAGAAATACTTTCACCATCTAAATCTATAAAATTAGGAGAATGTTCAAAAGAAATAAATTTCTTTTTTATTTTATATTGTTGACTTATTTTATTTATTATTTTTTCTGAGTGAATTAGATATGCAGTTTTTTGTCCTACTTCTAATTTATATCTTTGATATAAAGAAACTTCACCTAATTTATTTCCATTACATAGAATAGGTAGTGTCTGTTCAATCTGTATTTTCTTATGTGATAATCTTTTTACTTTCATAACTACAAAGATAGAAAAATGGTTTTAAAAATTAATATATACTTTATGAAATATTTAAAGAAATATCAAAAGTTTTTTGAAGATGGAGAAGGTGGTGGAGCTGGAGCATCTGGAGGTACTGCTTATGCAACTGCTGCCATTGGTGGAATGGGTGCAGTAGTTAATGCACAACCAGGACAATTTGCTGGTACAACTGGAACAAGTGGTTCAGGTGATGTTAGTTTTGGATTAGGTACAACTAAGAAAGAAAAAAGAAAGAAAGGTAAACCAAGTCAAGTAACAGATTTGAGAGACTTAAAAGAGGAAGAGACTAATACAGTTGATGAATCTACTGGATATAATCAATCTGATTTGGCGACTGAATGTGTAGAATTATATCATTGGTTATGTGAAGATCAAGTTGATAAAGAACAACTTGATAGAGATATTAAAGAAATAACAAATGATGAAGGATGGTATTCATTAGATGATGAAACATTATATAAATTACTTGAACTTTTAAAAAATTACAATAAAGAAAACTTTTCTAAAGGAATAGATAATATAAATACAGCATTCTTAAAAAGTAAAGAATAAAAAAATCCCATCAAATGATGGGATTTTTTTATATACCTAATTTGTCTAATTTACTATTTCGTGTTTCAGTCTTTGTCTTAAACTTAGGATAATTCATTAAATCTCTAAATCCATAAATATTAAACCTTTCTATCAATTTATCACTTCTATACTTTTCATATAATCTATCTGACTTATATACTAACCTACCAAGTACCATATAGTAATATTGACCATCTTCAAGTTCACAGACTATTAATGTTGATAAAGCATTTAACCAACAATCTTTAAACTCCCAAGATATTTCTTCATCACTACCTAAACCCATAAAAAATGCTATAACTAAAAATATAACAGCAATCCAAAATATTACTAATAGAGCACATCTAATATCTGACATTTCTTGATATGTTATAGTGTTATTTATAATTTTTAATGGTTTATTAAACTCTTTAACAGAATAACCATTACCAGAATTAATTACATAATTAGTATGATTTTTACCATCTACAAATTGTGCATAAACTCTATTTGTAGTTGTTATTTCACTTTCAACATTATAAGAAAAGTATAGTGTTGTTAAAGCAATAGCCAAAAATATAGTTTTGGTTATATTTTTACTAATTAACTCATAGATTAACATAAATGGAAATAAAAGAAGTCTTGTCATTTTTAATAATTTTTACAAATATAAATAATTTTAATTAGAATAAAAAATTAATATATAGATTTATGAATAAATATAATGACTTCTTATTAGATAGAGAATTTGAATCTATAACTAACCAAATATTTAGATTAGTTGAAAATGGTGGTAGATTTACCAGTGATAATACTTATGTTTGGGATATGCCAAAACAAGATGAAAAACCTGTTACCTTTGAGTGGGACTTTACTAAAACAAATGATAGTATAGTTGATAAATTAGAAAATTTATTAAAGAAACTACCTAAAGAAAAAATACAAGAATACTTCTTTAAGTTTATTAATAAGATAAAATTACTCCCTGAAAAATTTAGAAGAAAGATATTAGTAAACTATGCTGCAGCATTCTTATCGGTTGCCTCGGTATCATTTTTAGTATCTGGATTGAATAATTATCATGGAGATGATAAAGTTGTTAAAGAGTTTGTAAATGTGACTAAAAAGGCTTCATTTGAAGTCTCTCATAAAAAAGTAGCTGCGGTAGAAGGTGGTTATTCTGATGATAGAAAAGATATAGGTAATTATGTAGAGTTTGAACTAAATGGTAAAAAAGTTAAAAGATTTGTTGGAACTAAATATGGTATTTCTGCACCAGTTTTAATGAAATATTTAGGTCACTTACCTAAGAAAGAAGATATGATGAATCTATCATATGAAACTGCATTAGAAATCTATAAAGATAAATATTGGGATAATCAAGGAATGGAAAAATTCTGTAATCAGTCTGTGGCAACTATTATATATGATGGTTGTGTTAATCAAGGTATTGGTGGTATGAAGGAAATTTTGAGAAAAGTTTTAAATGATAATGGTGTTCAAATTAGTGAAGATACCACACCATTTCAAACTGATTATATTAAAGTAATTAACTCATTGGACCAAGCACAAGTATTTGATACAATTAAGAAGTATAGAAAAGATAGGTATCATACTACTGCAACTGCAAAAGAACATGAAGGTGGTTGGATTAACAGATTAGAAAAATTAGAATATGTAGATTAATGAAATATATTAAGAAATTTAATGAAGATATTAAAATACCTATTGAAGTAGGAGATACTATTTTAGGAGGAAAATTTAAAAATCGTAAATTAGTTGTTAAGAAAATTGGTAAAAACAAGAAAGGTGATATTACAGTAAATGATAAACCTTTACTTAAATTCAGATTAGTTAAAGAATCTATTACTCAAGAAGATGTAGATAATGGATTGGCTTATCTAAAAGATGATGGATTCAATGTTGAAAAAGTAAACTTTGGTTATAGAGATATGATTCAAATATTCAAACCAAAGAAAGCTGATTCACAAGAGACAATATATGGTACTATGGCTATAAATAATATGACTGAGGTAAACTGGTCAGATATTGAAAATGATTTACTACCTTTTGTAGAGTTAAATAAAGATATTATAAAAGAAATCATTGTAACATTTCCAACACATTCTGTATCAGAATATGATAGAAAATCTGTCTCACCTGATGAAATACTTGAAGGTGAAGATTTTGGTAAAATACTTAAAGCAACTATTGTATTAAAAAAGTAATTACTTATCTCCTTCTTTTTTATCTAATAAGTGTCTATTGTCTTTAGGTAGAATATCAATATTATACTTTTTACCCAATGCTAATAACAGAGGTGTAATAGGAACAGGGATAGGAATACCTGATATTAATACAAGTGGAATTAATTTAGCCATTTCTATAGAATGTTCTTTAAGAAACTCTTTTTCACCATAAGTTACTTCTTTTCCTTTTAACATCTTTCTAATGATAATTATTGCTATTTTAGTTTCTTGACCTTCTCTTTTTGTTGCAGTCCAAAATCCTTCTGCAAAATCTGTACCTCTTTTAACCAACTCTTTTATCTCGAACCAAGATGGTTCTTTCTTTCCACTCATTTGGATATATTACTTTTTTATATATGCAAATATATATATTAATTAATTGATTTCAATATTTTGTTTAGCTTAAATCTACTAATATTTAATTCAATTAATAATTCTTTAATTTTTTTGTCTTTGTTATTTTTAACATATTCTACTAACTCATCATTCTCAATTAAACTACTAACAATTTGTTTATATTTTTCATATTTTCTTCTTAATCCAATATTATCATCTTCTATAGTTGAATAAACAAAATTGCCAATTTTTCTAATATCATTTTTATTAGTAACTCTTACAAATGAAGATGTGTTTTTATTATTAACTCTTACTAACTTATATCTTATATCTATTATGTTAAATATAAGTTCAAATTGTGACCAGTCTTGTTCAAATGTTCCTGATAAATAAAATTGACTTGATTGATTTTTTTTAAAGTAAAAACAACCATCACCATCTACCATACCAAGTAAAAAATAACTAATTAACTCTTTTGGTATTTTAGATAATATTTTAGTTGGTGATTTCATACTTTTCTCTAAATAATCATTTTCTTCTAAAAATTTATGTAATAATTCATCACATATATATGCATTAGCTAATGGTTTACATATAACACTATATCTTTCTCTATTCCTGTAATGATAAGACCATTTACCAAAGTAATCTAACACTTTTTTAAATTCTAACATATCATCTGCATTACATTCTATATTTACCATATTGTCACTTTTTGAAACATGTCCATCTGCCCATAATAATCCTAAAAAATAAACTATTTCTTTCTTTTGTATATTGTAAAAATCAGAAATATTTATTCTTCTATTTTTTAGAAGTTTGAAGTTATTGTCATCAACAATTTTTTTAATTGTTGTCTGTCTAATTCTTAACATTTTTGCTATATCAGTTGTTCCAAAATCTGGATAAAGTACTTTTACTTGTTCTATTAATTCCATTATATTTTTTAATTTTTTGTGTATATATACTATATATTAAAATCTTATTTGGTCCTTTCAAACTAATTATGTATATTTGTATATAAATTAATTAAAAATAGATTAGAACTAATGAGAATAATGTATCTTGGAGATTTGCATGGGAACTTTAACTTAATCAATCAGTATTTGAAAAGATTTGATATTAAGGATGCTTACATTATACAAGTAGGTGACTTTGGTGTGGGATTTAATGGAATGTTGAAAGAGAAAAGAACATTAGAATATACACATACAGAACTTGTAAAAAGAAATGTAATTGTGTATGCAATAAGAGGAAACCATGATTACAAACCTTGGTTTGATAGTGATCCTTTTGGATTTACTAATATAAAATTAGTGAAAGATTATACTGTCTTGAACTTAGAAGGTCAGAATATACTATGCATTGGTGGAGCAGTCAGTGTGGATCGTATGATGCGCAAGACTAAAAACCAAAGAGCTGGTAATTTTGATATAAGAACTGGAAATGAAAGCTGGTGGCCAGATGAAATCTTCAATTGGGAAGATGATAAGTTGGTTGATTTAAGAGACATTAATGTTGTAGTTACTCATACAGCACCAGATTACTGTGTCCCAGACAATGGGAATGGTTTTGGACCATTTGTAAATGGTTTGGCTGCTAATGACCCTGACCTTAAATTAGACTTGTTAGACGAAAGAAGACTAATGACACTAGCCTTTCAGACAGTTAAGATGTATAATGATGTTAAATTGCATCTGTATGGTCACTTCCACAGAAGTGATATGATTACTATTGATGGTACTGAACATAGAGTATTAGGAGTTGGTGAACTTTGGGAAGAAAAAAATTATAAAAATATTTTTTAAAAAAATCACTTTTTTGTCCCTTTTCATATTTTATAATTAATATATAGAATATGAAATGGACAGAAGAACAAATAGAATACTTAGAAAGTAATTATCCAAAAATTGGACCTAAACAATTATCAATAAATCTAAAAAGATCAGTTGATTCAATAAATCTAAAACTGAAATCTTTAAATTTAAGAGGTAAGATAAATAAAAAATATAGTAATTTTGAATTTAAGTTAGACAACTCAAAACATATATATCTAATGGGTATATTATGGGCAGATGGATATTTACATGATACTTTAAATAGATTTGAATTATCAATAGTAACAGAAGATTTTAATGATATTAGTAATCTTTTTGATGTAAACTATTGGGCAGTTTATCATAGAAATAGAAAAGAAAGAAAACCTCAAACTACAATTGGTTTATATAGAGAAGAAGTTTGTGGTATATTTAGAAATGAATATAACTACACTGAGAAAAGTAATGAATGTCCTAATTTTATTGATAAGATACCTGTAGAATTATTATATTATTTTATAAGAGGATTTTTTGATGGAGATGGATGTTTTTATGTAAGTAAAGACAATAAACAAAAACAATGTTATTTAGCAGGTACTTATAACCAAGATTGGTCTTGGATTGAAACTATTTTTAAAGAATTGGACATCAAATATAGTATTAAACAAAAAGTACAAAAAGAAAATCAAAAGTATTCAGTTATTTATATTAATAAGAATAGTATAGAAACTTTTGGAAATTATATCTATCATAATTATGATAGTATTGGTATAAAAAGAAAATATGAAAAATTCTTAAAAATAATATATGAGAAGTAATACAATTATATGTGTAATCTGGAAGTTAACAGGTAGAATAGAACATTTTGTTAACTTAGGTAAGTTATATACTCACTATGGTAATGATGAACTTGGTATATCCAGGTCTTCACTTAACAAAAAAGATTTATTTGAAGGTTATGACACAGAAACTATTAAGATATTGAAATGTTATGTTAAATAAAAAAGAGAACTTAAAGTTCTCTTTTTTTATTGCATAAATTTTTGTTTTGGTATAGTTGTTATATAATCTGCAACATCTTTAAGTTCAAATCCATAATCAACTGACATTCCATTTTCAATACAAATACAAGCTTCTATATTTTCATATTCATTTTCAAAATCAGTTGAACTACTTGGATAGTTAAAACTTTTATCAGAGAATAATTTAATCAAAGTTTCTTTTAATTTATGAGCTGCATTAGGTGTTAGTTCAATAGCAACTTCATCTTCTGCCCATATATTAAACTCTTTAAATTTAACCTCATCATTTTCAATGTTCATATCAATATTCAAGTAAAATGCTTGGAACATACCATTACCAAAGTAATCACTTGGTATAGTTTCTAAACATTTATCTACTTGTTCTTTAGTAGTTGGTGCTAACCAAAGCATTAAGTAAATTGATGAATCAAAGTTATCAGGATTTTTACTTTTTTCATCTTCAAAAGTATCACTAAATGCAAGACTATCAAAAGTAATGTTATAATAGAAGTTGATTGTTTCATCTTTTACATAACCGGTGATTTTCCCATATTTTGCATACTTTTCAACATTATCCTGCCATTTCTCAAGTGATTCTCTTAACTCAGCTTTTCCTGCCCAGTCATGTAATTCCTCAGCACTTTTTAGTGTATTTTCTTTATTTCTACCTGTAAGTCCTTCTGCACTTTTTTTACGTCTGTATGATGCTCTTAGGTAAGTTTGAGAGTTCAACTCTTCATTAAATCTTTTTAAGTATTTCATTATATTACTATGTATGTTTTTTCTTCCGTAGGATATATATTTATGTTTTTTTGACCTATTGACATTTCAAATGGTCTATCTAAATCACCATCTTCTTCCATCTGAGTTTTTTCATCATTAAACATTTGTGAAAATTGATTGTATATTTCAGTATCTATTTTATCAAGATATATAGTAATTGATGATTGTTCTGAAATTTCATTCCAGTCAGTATCATCTACTTTAATTACTTTGATACCATTCTTATTAAAGAACCTTGTAATTTCAGTTATATTTATTTTTATCTCTCTCCAATCTTGTCCTATTATAAACTTATAGTTATCATCACCAGTTTCTTTAGGAGTTACTCTTAATTTTAATTCAGTTCCAACTATTGCCATATCAATAGTATAATCTTCTAATTTATCTGCAGTTGTTAATACATCATCAATATCTTCTACAATATCTCTTAATTTTGTAATCATTGCATCTGCATCATTAAACTCATTGAAATCCATTTTAATATCCCATCTTACATTCCAGACATTAGAATTTCCATATTTTGTTGGATAGATAGTAGGTTGTCCAAACTTGTCATTTATATAAACCAAACAATCTAGTAAATCTTTATAAACAGGATCATCTTTTTCATCCCAATTCTCAAATATCTTTTTTAGGTATTTCATAATACTATATATAAAAATTTTATAAACAAAAAAAATAGTTTACTCTAATAAAAGAATAAACTATTTCTTAAATCCCTTCTAGAGAGATTATTGAATTGATACTACTTCAATATCAAATACAAGTTCTTTACCTGCTAATGGGTGGTTACCATCAATTGTTACAGAATCTTCATTAACTGCAGTTACAACAACATGTGCAACTTGACCATTATCACCATTTGCTTCTAATGTTTGTCCAACTTCAACTTCTCCAGGCATTTTGTCTAAAGGAACACTTACTACTAAATCTTCTCTAACTAAACCATAAGCATTTTCAGGAGCTATATTTGTAGTGATTTTATCACCTACTGATTTTCCTAAGATTGCACTTTCAAATCCAGCAATTAATTGTCCAGATCCTACTTGAAATTGAAGAGGTTCTCTTCCTTCTGAGCTGTCAAATACTTCACCATCAGGAAATTTCCCAACATAATGTACACTAACAACATTACCATTTTCTATCATAATATATTTGTTTTTTTAATTATAGAAATAAATAAAAATAAGTTTATAAACTTTTACATTTTTGATAATAAAAAATAAATGATTATAGATTTAAGTTCAATTAATAATTCTGATTATAAGTTAGAGTATCAGGAAAAAAGTAAAATGATAATGGATAATCTTAAAGGATATGATAATGGTTATTCAATAATTGTTTCTATAAGTATATTTAATATACTTGAAACAGATAGTAGATTTACTCCTATTGTATTTGAGAGTGTTTCAAGTGATGGTATTTTTAAAATAGGTAATATCTGTGGTTTTGAGTGTTATGTTGATAAATATATGAAGTCTAATGAAATTTTAATAACTTATAATAAAGTAAAAATGAGAGATAATAAAATAGATTATTTATTAAACAATCAGAATTTAATAAAAGAAAAAAGAGTTAAGATTATATCTTAACTCTTTTTTATTATTTGCACTCACAAGGCTTGCAGTTACACTTAGGACAACATTCATCCTCATTACACTCCATACAATCTTCTTCTTTCTCTTCATTACACTTACAAGGAGAACATTTACACTCCATACACTCTTCTTCATTATTTTCATTATGAACATCAACATCATCAAAGCTATACTCATCTTCCTCTCTATCCATTTTATCACCAAGAGTATCAAAGATTAACATTCCATCAAATCCTTCTTCTCTTAAATCAGCATAGAATTCATACTTATCTTGCATAGTTGGCTCTTTATCAGCAAATGTTTTTTCCCATCTTGCTATAATCTCATCTTTACCAAATTGTGAATCTTCCACACCATATGGGTATTTATTATCTGCATCCATCTCTGAATAGGTTTGGTCATTTTCTATTTCACCTGCTTCTAAGTCAGCTGCAATTCCTGAATTCATAGAATCCATAAAATTTTCATATATTTTTAAATATTTCATATTTTTCATTTATTTTTTGTAGTTAAATTTTTCAAACTTTGCAATGACTTTTTTATTTTCACTATCAATAGTCATTGTATTAGGTATCATAGCTTTATCTAAACCTGCTTTAACAAAATCTTCTTTTGTTACAACTTTAGTATTACCAGTATTATCAAGTAAATTATATTCATAGTTTTCTTGTTGTATAATATTACCTTGTTTATCTAATTTAGTAACATCTTCAATTCCAATAACTTTATTATTCATTTCTGGTTCTTTTGAATTAAACTCTACTGGTTCACTCCATTTTAAGTTTAAGTTAAAAGGAACACCAGATAAATCAGTTATAATTTTATTCTTGAACATATCAACATATCTTTGTCCTACATAAGGTTCAACCTTACACTCTCCAAATACATTTGATATAGAACCAATTCCACCATGTCCACCTGATACAGTAATCTCATCTTGACCAATAGTTGTATCTGCTGAGTAATATCCTAAGTGTTTTTGGAAGTTTCCTAATAATTCAGTCATATATTTTCCTAAGTCATTAACTTCTTGACCATTTTTAAGTACAGGTAATTGACCACCCATTTCTTCCATTTTCTTATAAGAACACACTTGTAATGTTCCACCATATTGTAATAATATAAATTTAGGTTCAGAATCAATTTTACCATCTCTGAAATCTCTTTCAACAATAGTTCTTGCTCTTAAAGCATTTGCCCAAGTTCCAGTTGGAACAAAAACTAAATCACCAATTTTTTGATAACCATCAACTCTTATAAGATTTCCTCTTTTAAATGCTTGAAGAAACTCTCCTTGAGATGTGAAAGTTTTTTTATCTGTATTTAATCCTCTTGTTCTCTTTTGCATTTCACCTAATCTCCATTTAGAATCTTCAATGAAATCTTTCTTTTGTCCTTTTTTCCAACCAGACATAACTTGATTATGTTCTGGGTAAACTTTTTTCATTACATTGAAAATAGAATAAATAGATGCATCAGGACAATTCTCTATAACAGAAATAATTGTTTTTGAATCAGATCTTTTTAAGAATTGATTAAATGCTGCACCAAACTCTAATCTTATATTTTCAGACTTTTTAATATCAGATAAGTTAAAGTCTAATAGTCTTTGCCAATCTACTTTATAATCTTGATATTTAGCAGAATCAATCATATCAATAACATCTAATGTTAATGAATCTTGTGGAACTCCTAAAGACTGACAGATTGCTTCATAAGCAGAACCTGTTTTCTTTTTCTGAACAGGTGATGATTTGTATTTCTCTAATTCTTCTGGAGTAAAAATACCATGATGGTCTAAATAATAATCAACCATATCATCTCTTTCATCACCAGGCATATTGGCAAAATCCAATACAACATTGATTAATTTAGGATCCAAAGTTGTATATTTCCAACCTTCTGAATAATTAAGTATACCATATTTAACAATAGTAAATCCTGCATTGATTAAGTATTTTTTTACTTCAATTGCAGAGAATATACCATCCATATCATCATGAGTGTACATAGCAACTTGCTTACCTACTTTACCTCTTTTTAACCAGTATTCCTCTGATTTAGGAAGTCTTGGTGAAGCTTCCTCTTTAATTAAATTAAAGTTATTGAATTTTTCTATTTTTCTCATATACTATATATTAAATTATTTTATAACTTTTTGTTATTTCTTACCATAACCTTTTACTGCTTCTTTATCACCACCTTTATCATCTTCATCAAATGTAGTATCAAAGAAGTTATCATTATCTTTAACCACTTTAACTTCTGAATCCATTGTTGCATAAGGTCCAAGGTCTCCTGAACGAAATACACCACCATACATATCACCATTAAGATAACCATTCATAAAGTAACAATTTTTCAATTCACTTTGTTCAACCTTACAATTCAATATCTTTGAATTATCTACATCAGAGTGTTGTAGTTTACTTTTGGAAACTTGTGAGTTTCTTATTTCAGAACCAATAAAGTAACAATCTTCAAATATTCCCTCAACCTGACAATTTATTAAGTCATAGTTTTTAAGTGTTGCAGATGTTTTGAATATAGCATCCACAATCTCAATAGTTTGTTTCTCAATAACATAGTTTATTATACACTCTTTTAAGTCTTGGGTAGATTCAACTAAATTAAAGATTCTATTATATATTTTCTCATAATAAGTAGAAACAATATCATAGTTATTATCTTGGTTTATTTGTAATTGAATAGTTGGGAAGTCAACAATAAAGTTATCATACTTAGATAAGTTTTTAAAGTTACCAATGTTATCTTCTAAAAACTCTTCAAGTTTTGTTGTATCTTCTGATGTAAATACAGCATCAATTGACTCATAAGTGTTTATAATGAATCTTTCCATAAAGTAGATTAATTGACCTAAGTTCTTTTCAAAGTCTTTACCACCAATATATCTAAACTCTAATCTTTGTGATTCTTTATCATTATTAATATTTAAGAAATTAATACCATAATATTTATCATTAGGTAATCTTAAATTGTTTTTAACAACTGAAATAGGAATATTAAAAAAGTCATACTCTTTAAATGGTATTATCTTTTTGATTGTTTTTGCATAAACATTATCCTTTCTTGATGGATAATATCTATAAATCTCATCCTCATCAGTATTTAATATAAGTTTAAGTATATTTAAGTCATTTAAGTTTTTATCACCATTGAATGATAAATTAAAGTGAATTGAACATTTTTCATTAGTATAACCATAAGTTTGTATGAATTTTATTATTTTAATTAAATAAAACTTTGCATCATAAAAGTCCATTGGTCCTGTTACTAACTCAATCATATTTGAACCACCTGATAAGTCAGGTTCAATTTTGAAATTACTCTCATCTGGTGTAAAGTCTGAGTGATATTGTCTAAACCCATGAACTTTAACAGGTGTAAGTTGTTGATTTAGAAGTTCTAAAGTTTTATAGAAAGAAAGGTCTTTCATATAGAACTCAAACTCCATCCCCAGAATGCTGTTCTTTAACTTACCTGATTGATTTAAAAACTTATCACTATATTTCTCCATTTCTTATATATTATTTTTAATTAATGGTATTTGAATATAAATCCTGATAATATTCTATACTTACCTTTCCCACTTAAATCAACATTGGTATTATTTTTTGAAAATGTAGATATATTACCTCTTGAAATATTATAAAAGTCTGCACATTCCTTGGCAAAATCCCAACATTTAATTAAATTATTATCAGTATCATACTGATACAACTTTTTTGCTCTTGGATTATTAACACCATCATAAACACCAATCTTTTTATTAGACATAATACTTTTGGATATTTCTTTATGTTTTTTACCATACATAGAGTTTTTTTCACCAAATCTATCAATATTTGATAATATTTCTATTGTTTCCAAAGTATGATTTTTACCATAAAAATGATTTTTATTACCTAACATTCTAATAGATTTTTTCTGTTTATCTTCCTCTGTATATTTATATCCTGATACACCATCACCACCTATTGTCATATTTAATAGATTAAATCCCCAACTTCTATATAATGATATATAATGTTGTTCCCAAAAAGAATAATTACTTTCATCACAAACATCAACAATTTCTATATTGATATTTTTTACTTTTCTAATCCAATTTGATTTGTGTGAATGATATTTTCCTTTATTCTTGATATATAAACTTTCTCTTATATGTTCTTTTAACCTTTTATTTACATTAAATGTTCTACCAACATATCTAATATCATCATTATAACTCAATGTGTAAATATATACTTCTCTATTCATCTACCTTATTGTTAATTTTATCAATATAAATGTATCTACCTGATGGAGTTAGTTTTACTTCTATCCATCCTCTTTTAACCCAATTACAAAGAGTATTTCTTGTAATTTTGTATTTTTCTAATATTTCTTTTGCCTTCATATAGTATATATTAAAATATTCTATACACTTTTGTATATTTTTGTATATTTATTGATAATAAAGGGAACTTGTATTCTCTAATATATAAACAATGATAGTTAAAGAAGAATCTAAAATGAATTTTTTTGTGTTTATTGTCGCACTTCTTATATATTAAAAATTGAAATTAAAGGGACTTTAATTGAAATTAAAGGGACTTTAATTGAAATTAAAGGGACTTTAATTGAAATTATATATAATTTATGAAATTGTGTAAAAAATGTAATACTACCAAAGAATTTTTAGAATTTTCAAAAAAGAAAAGTAATAAAGATGGACTAAATAATTGGTGTAAAGAGTGTAACAAAGAATATTTGAAGAATTACTATTTAGAAAATAAGGATTCGTTGAATGATAAAAATAAAAGTAACTATCAAATTAAATCAGAATATTATAAATTAAAATCTAAAGAATATAGAAACGAAAATAAAGATTATTATTCAGAATATCATAAAAACTATTATTTAGACAATAAAGAAGATTTATTAGATTATAAAAAGGAACACTATCTAAATAATAAAGATATATATTTAGACAAATCTAAAAAATGGAAGGAAGAAAATAAAGAATTATACTTAGAATTTTTAAAACAATGGAGAGGTGAAAATAAAGAATACTCTAAAGATTATTTAAAAAAATGGTTTAATGATAATCCAGATAAAAGAAAAGAGTATTATGAAAATTTAAGATTAAATAATCCGCACATAATAGCGTGGAGGACCGTCTTAAAAAATGCAATAAAAAGAATAAATACTAAAAAGTCAAACTCAACTATAGAAATGTTAGGATATTCATCTAATGATTTAAAAATACATATGGAATTATTATTTTCGGATGGTATGTCTTGGGAAAATTGGGGAGAATGGCACATAGATCATAAAATACCAGTAAGTAAATTTGATAAAGAAACACCTATGACAATTGTAAATAACTTAAATAATTTACAACCGCTGTGGGCTTTAGATAATTTATCAAAAAGTAATAAGATAGAGAATGATTAAAGAAGAACCAAAAATGAATTTTTTCTGTGTTTATTGTCGTACTCGCAAAAAATTTGATAAGTTTGTGAAAATTAACGCCATTAAGAATAAGTATATTATAGACATTAATAAGATAATGGCAGAAGAAGAGGTTGATTTTAATGATGATAAAACATACTTAAAGATTATCATATTTAATAAAATACAGCAAGCAATAGACAAAAAGAAAGACATATACTACATTCCAGACTTTGATAATGAATTCTCAATAGAAAAGCTCTTAAACCTTAAAAAGATACTTGGAGAAAATAATTTCAATGTTTTAATATTTTACAATGAATTCCGAAGAAACCCAGAAGTAATTGATGATGTTTTTTCAAACTTAGCCAAATTTTCAAATTCACAAATTATTCGCGATTACTAATAGAGTAACTAATATTTTTTAATATATACTAAAAAATATATTTAGTTATGGCAATTTTAGGAGGTTCACCACTTGGTTTAATAGGTGTTAAAAGTACACCAGTTCAAGCTACAGGTATGTCCACATTTAATGGTGGTAATAGTCGTAATATTAATGTTAACAAATATAATACTGCTATTAATCCAAATCCAAAAAAGAAAGGTACTGAATCACTTCTTAGTGGTAAAACTACTTTATCTCCTTATGCTAACATTGGTTCAATTGGGACTGATAATGGTGGTGGTCAAAACATGGATAAGTCATTGTATGGTGGTATAAATAAAAACACTTTACATAATAATGCAGTTTATGATACAAGTCTATTAAATATTATAGAAAAATTATCTGGTACAGAGGCAGCATTGAGACCGGGTGACTTTGCTTATTTAAAAGATGTTGGGGTTTATCCTAATAATAGATTAATGATTGCTAGAAGATTTTTATCACCACATGGTGATAACATATATGGTAAAGCAGGATCTAAAGTTAGTTCAATTCCTACTGCAATATTAATTTCTTGGAAACCTCAAGAAGATGACTTTATTGAAATATCTTTTGGTGAAGATTGGGGAGAAGCAAATGCGGACTTTACAAATGTTATGAATGATTTGGGTAAAGATTTTGGTATGAGTGGTAAACTATCATTAGGTGATATAGGAAATGCAGGATTTAATATTGTTTCTCTTCCTGGATTTACTGAGACTCTTCAAAGAAAAGTTCTAACAAAAATGGGGATATTATCACCAGATGGTGTAGAACAACCATTACCATCAGGTAACCCTAACTTAATTAAGGTTGCAAAAAGAAGAAAAACTATAGGTTATGAAACTGCTGGTTCAGGATTAAAATGCACTGTTAATATTAAAATGACTTGTGAATGGGAACAAAAATTCATTTCAGGTATTGATCCAACTATAGTTTTTCAGGATTTAATTTCAACAGTTTTAAGATTTGGTACATCAAAAAGTGATGTCTATGGATTAACTAAGGCATTTGAAGATAAAGTTAAGACTTGGTTAGATAATCCAGATAGAGTTGGAAAGGATTTTATTGAGTATATAACTGCAGCATTAACAGATTTAAATGATGATTTAGTTGATGCAGTTAGTTCATTTTTTGGATCACAAGTAACTCCCAAAGAGGACAAAAATGCAGCAGCAGAAGCAGATAAAAAAAATGCAATGAGAGCCAAAAAAGAAGGACCTTGGGGTAGTGGTGCTATTGTAGAAAAGGCAATAAATGAACTTAAAAATACACTTGCAAAAACTATACAAAAATACAGATTAGAAATAGAGGGTATTGCACATGCATTAAGCGGTATGCCATCTACTCCTTGGCATATAACAATTGGAAATCCATTAAGACCTGTATTTTGTGCAGGTGATATGTATATGGCAGATAATATGTCATTAAAATTAGGACCAAATTTAGCTTTTAATGATTTACCATCTAATATAATTGCGGATTTTACACTAACAAATGCAAGACCATGGGGTTTACAAGAAATAATGGCTAAGTTTAATGCAGGTAGTTTGAGAGTTAGTAATGGATTAAAAGATACAAATAGTTTAAGACCAGGTGAAACCATAAATAATGGTAAAACAGAAGATGGTGAAGCATATAATGATACTGCATCAGGAACTGCAAGTAATACTGCTACTGCAAGTATTGCAGGTAATTCCAGTCAATCACCTGCATCAAAAGTAACTAATAATGCATCTCAACAAGTACCAATTAATAATGTAGGTGTTGTTAATACAGGTCCTTTAACAGAAGCAGATGCAAAAGCGGCAGCACTCAAAAAAGATGCTCCTGTTATACCTGGTGCTTTACCAACATATAATCCAATTCCTTTTAATCCAACTACCACATTGGCCAGTTCACAAGCAGCAACAACTATAAATAATACAGTTACATCTGTGCCAAGTGCTATATCAACAACAAAAGAAGGAATGGCAGCAGAACAAATAAATAAAGATGCCACAAGTACAATACCAGTAAGTTTACAGAATCTTAATTTTTCTGGATTTGTAGTATAAAAAATTAAATAAAAAATGGATATAAAATCATTATATAAATATATTAAAAAAAGCCAAACAACTGGTTTTTATGACTTATTTACACCAACTTTTATAAGTAATCCTAACATTAAATTAAATCAATATTCTGTTACTAAAGATGATGAAATGAGAATTGACTTAGTTTTTGCAAATATGTATTCTATTGAATATTCTGACCTAGCATCTTATTTAGAAGATATAGATGTTATTTTATATATAAATAATATTACAAATCCATTAAATATAAAAGAAGGAATGATATTGGATTATCCAGTATTAGGAGAATTGGAAGATTATAGATATTTACCACCTGCCACATTAAGTAATAACTCAATAACTAAACAATTAGGAACACCAAATTTACCAAATAAAACAACTAGAAGAGATAAATCTAGACAAAATTATATTGAGAATGATTATTCTTTATCACCTGTTGTTTTAGATACACCAAGAGAACCTGTAAGAATAGAGAATGGTAGATTTTCAATAGGAGGATTATAATATGAAAGAAATAAAATCAGTAAGAGTAAGAAAGAGTAATATCAAAAGTGGTACATTAGACATAAAAGTAACTTTATATGAAGATAAACGTACATTTGGTGCTGATGAAATCATACTAGTAGGTTTTAACAATGATAGACCTGTTTGGACATCAATGAGCTATAAGAAAAATGGTTTATTTAAAGATTTTACTAATGACCTATTTATTCAATATTTTATTGATAGTAATGCAAAGTCAGATGGTGGTGGACAAGAATATGAAATAATACAGGATCCTTGGGAATCAAAAGTTCCCATTTGGAGAAAGTATGGATTTGATCCATATTACTTAAACAATGGTGCACAAGTATTTATAAATTGGAGTGAAGATAACTTGGTGATTGGTGGACTTACTTATAGTGATGATAAAGGTAAAGAAATAAATACAACACCATCAATAACTAAAACTCACTGGATTGTTGGTGTTGATGACCCATCTAAAGAACAAAACAATTTATTACATTTAACAAAGAATAATGAAATTGACTATAGAAAATTAGTTGATGTAAAAGAATATGGTGGTTTAGTACAAGATATTTATATAATACAAGATATTATTGATGCTTGGAAGAGAAAAGTTCCTAACTATAATGATTTGGCACTTTGTTCACCTAACAATGAAAGTTGTTCTATAATACCATATAAAAGTCCAGTTAAATCTATTGAACCAGAACCAACACCTACTACCACAATTCCTACTAATGAAAAACCTAAAGAACCTATAATAGTTGTACTTCCTGAATCTATAAAAGTTAAGATAGATACAACATTTAAGATATTTATTGGTAAGAGTAAAGAAATCATTGAGAATCAAAATGTTATTCAAGAAGATGAACTTACAGACTTATCAGATGAATACACAGAAGAACCATTTGTTGGAGTTGAAGAAGAAGAACTAAAACTACAAGATGAAGTAAGTTCAAATCAAGAAGATAGTGATAGTGAGTTGGTTGAACCAGGTACCCCTGCGAATGTTAGACCTTTTAGTGATCTTGATTCATTATTAAGATTAGCAGGTGAGTGTGCAAGAGAATTAGGTAAAAGTCCAAGAGTTAATTATAGAAATCTTAGAAGTGGATATATTAAAGGAGTACATGGATTATGTCCTCAGGGTACTTTATCAGTTTTATATGCACTTACTGGAGTTAAAAAAGTTGGCACAATAAGAGGAAATGCAAATACATTCTCAATGAATGGAAGTAATTCATTCACAGGAACTGGTTATTTTAATAGTAAAACTAGAGTTTCTAAAGATTATTTTAATTCACCAAATAAGTGGCAAATTGGTGATGTAATTGCGGTTGATTATACTGGTGGAAAACCTTATGGACATATACAAGTTTGGACTGGTTTTAAATGGATGAGTGACTTTACTCAAAATAAATTACAAATATCCAATGTTGATTGGAATTCTGCAGCACTTCATAGAATGAATGATAGGGGAGTTGAAGCAGTTAAAAAACAATCTCAATCAATTGCTTAACCTCTTTCAAGTTTAAGTTGATTAAAATCTTGTAATGCTTTTTCTCTTAAAGTCTTTTCAAGTTTAATCAAATCAGTATCAGTATATGTCTCACTCTTAATATCTCTACCATTAGTACTTGTTAATATTGATGTATAATTTCCTGGTTTAGTATCTTTTGTTATAATCCATTCTACTTTAATATTATTATCAATAGATAACTCACTATTTACCTTTTTACCAACCTCCCAGCTTATTGCAAGATTATCAGGTAAATCTGTAGTTGTATTATTTGCTTTAGTTGTTTCTATTTCATCTACAGGAACAAAAGATTCAAATTCACTTTCCTTACAAAGTGTGTATGTAAATACTGCCTTATTTGATAGTTTAACTTGTTTATCACAGAAATCTAAAAATTGGTCATACTGAGTTGAATTTTTAAATACTTGTGCACCACCAGAATAGTTAAATACATAATCTGCTATACCATTACTTGATCTATGAACTAAAACTATTGATTTTGCTTTAATTTTATCAGACTTATAATTATATTTATCATTAACATTATTAATATGAATAACACATTCACCTACTTTTAAACATCTATCTGTTTTGTAAGGTGTTGTACTTGCATCAACTATATAAGTATCTAATTTTAATTGATCCACATATTGACCTAAGGCTAACATTCCAACACCATCAGGTAATGAAGTTGTTTTAGGAACAAATCCAGGTAATGTAGTTATTTGATATTCTAATAATTCCCAATTTCCACTTTCATTCTTAAAGAATAGGTTTAATGTATCATCAAACTTATTACTAATCTCACCACTATCTTTATTAGGTGATTGCATAGAAACTATGTTTAAAACACCTATGTCTTCATAAACAACATATTTCTTAGATTTCATGAAGTTTATCATTTTATCTATTTTTGGATTAGATGTAGGTGATGATAATGGTTCATTTACAGGATTCGTATTTGCAGGTGGTAAAGCTGATGCAGTTGTAGGTGTAGTTGTTGCAACTTGAGCAGATGTAGTACTACCACCTGCAGCAGTTCCAGCAACTGGTGTTACTGGTGTATTAATTGCAGGTTCAACATGCTTATCATCATACTCTTGTTTAGGCCCTTCAACTGGTTTAAAATCTTCATTAGTCTTTTTAGTAAGATTATTTTCAACTTTTGTTGAGTTCCAAGCATCTCCTAATTGTGGATTATCTTCTCTTTTTGTATTTCTAACAGTACTAACTTTATTATTATCAACAATATTAACATGATGTGATAAGAAAACAGGGTCTCTTTTAGCTTTATATTTCATTAAAACTTGTATCATTGCTGGATTAGTAACAACAGGGGCACCTAAGTTTCCTAAATAAGGACCACCATTGTTACCCATTAAGTTATCAACAAACTCATCAAACCAATCCATCCAGTGATTACCTAAGATAGCTTGTTGACCTGCAGTAGCATCACCAATATTAACATGTCTATTATTATCTTTTAAATTAAAGTCAATAGTATTCTCTGTTATATTTACATTATTGTATTTATGGTCTAGTTTCAAACCTTCTTTATCATTAACATAAACTTGAGTCTTGTGATCAAATAAAAGTGACTTCATAGAAATATAATCGGCTTCTGCTAATGATGTTAATTTCTTTTCTAAATTTGCATTGTAATGGTCTGATGAAATAAATTCTGGTTTGTACTCATCACCTTGGTCAAAAACTACAAGAAGTACTTTACCTTTTTCAGGAATGTTAACAACATTTCCATTTAGATCTTTCCAAGCAGTGGCCCATGGAATGTCTTCAACTTTTAAGTTATCAAAGACATCTAAAACTCTTACTCTAACACGACCTAATCTTTTTGGATCACTATTATCCTCTACAACTCCAACATATGTTTTATTTGCTTCTACTTTTGCCATAAAATTATATATTAAAATACTTATCTTCTGGTAAAGCTACTGATACCACCATTTAAGAAACTACTAAGAGCACCACCTGCAAAATCAACTAATTCATTTCTAACATCATAAAAGAATCTGTCAGAAACATTACTCATTGCATTTCCAAGAGCACCTTGATCTGGTGTATAAACATTTTTAGGTGGTCTAACTCCTTTACCACCAACAAATTCAATCCCTAATTTATTAATTGTTCTTGATAAAAGGTTTACTCTATTATTAACAAGGTTGGCAATTTGTACTTTAACATTACTCTTTGTTGATTCTTTTAATCTTTCTATGAAGTTCATAGGAGAATTGGAACCTTTTAAGTTTTGTTCTAGTGAGTTAATTGCACCTTCAGCAGCTTTTTTACCAGCACTCTTTATTTTATCTATAAAACTTTCTTTCTTTATATCAGGAACTACATTTCTACTACGTAAAATATCACTAAGTGGTGCTGTAGGTGTTGAGAATGTTGCAGCATTAATTGTACCTTTAATTGAATCAATTTTAATAGCTTCTAAATCACGTTTCTGTGGAATAACCTCTTCACTTGGTAAACCTCTTCCATAACTATTTATAAGAAATGGTGATGCAACACCATTTTGTCTGAATTTATTACCACCAACAGTATAAAACTTTGGAATTGATGTATCTATAGTTGATGATGTATTTCCTCTACTTCCTCTTTCACCTGGGTTACCAACTTTCCATATTGCACCGCCATCATAACCAACATATTGTCCAAATCCATTACTACCTTCCATAAACTTCTCAAACTTAATAGTGGAATATTTAAAGTCAAATTCTATAGTAGTTACATCATGTGTTTTTGGTGCTTCACTTAAATCTATTCCTGTAGGATGTGGCATTGAGTTAAAGTAAAATTGACATTCTTTTAATGAGTAAATATATCTAGATAAATTGTCTTTTATAACTTCTAAATCATTAGAATCTATGGCTTTTCTAACTCTATTAAAATTTCTAACCTCTGATACAATAATATCACAATTAAATCTCAATAAATTCTCAGGAACTAAACTTTTACCATTAGGTTTTGACCAATACATTAATTTATATAGATGTGCTAATGTACCTAAACTCATTGATACATCTTCTGAGAAATCAAGCTTTATAGTGTCTTTTCTATAATCAACTAAATACTTTTTCTTTTCTGCAGTATTACTTTCTGTCAACAAATTTAAACCTTCTACTTTTTTCAAGTAATGACTCATATAAGCTTGTCTACCACTTTGAAATAGTGATTTTGGACTATCACTATTTGCATACCCAGTTCTAGTTTTACTTAAATTTACTTGTTCATTATTTATAGTAATTGAGCCAACAGTTTTAAAAAATTTTATAAATTGTTGTTTAAAATCTTCATATACAGGTATCTTACTTTTTATTTCACTTATCATATTATAATTATTAAGAAAGTCTGCAACTGAACCATTTAATAATGGTGAACTAATACCATCAATAACAATCTCAAATCCAAAAACAATAGGATCATTATTTTCAAATGGAGTATTTTTAAACTGACTTAATCTTAAATCAGATGCACCATTTATTGGATTTTCAATAGGTGTTAAATTATTAAGAATTTGTAAACCATGTTTAAAGTAGTCAGTACCTGCATCATTAAATATCAAGTAGTTATCTCTTGTAGTATATGGTAAAGTTTTTAAATCTTGTTTAGTTTTAGGTATATTTTTACTTTCTTCAAATCTATCTCTTGTTTCTACTGGTATTAAACCATTTGGAGTTATTTTCTGACCTAACCAATCACTAAATTCATAATTTATTAATATTTTTGGATTAACCGCTGCTGGATTAGGATTCTTAAAACTTTTATTTGGTGGTATTGATAACAATGGTAAAAATCCAAGTGTGTCACCAAGACCAGTACTAGGATTTCTAGCAACTTGTGGCCATAATTCACCTCTTGTTACTATTTTAGTCAAATTTGCTCTTAAATCTCCAGAAGAGTCAATAGCTTGTTTTATTTTTAATTGTCTAGGTGTCAATGATGAAGTTGCACCTCCAGGAGGGTTATTAAGGTATGTTATATCTGCCATAAAGTATATATTAATTTTTTATGCATATCTTGACCCATCTTGTGAAATTTCACCCCAAAGTTTATCAAATTTTTGTTGTCTATCAGGCAATCCATTAGTACCACCATTAACTCTTCTAGTTACCAATTCAACAACTGATGAAGATGATCCTTTTAGTGCAAGATTTGTTATATTTCTAGATAAAAACTTCCACCAATAACATGCAGCATCAGCGGCATATTTAGTTGCAACTAAATCAGGATTATTTAAAACATTGTCTAATCCTTTTGAAACTAAATATTTACTATATGCCTCATAGTTTGCTCTTCCAGTTACTTGAATATATCCTCTACCTTTATATTTAGGTCCATCACCAGGATTTGTATTACCTAAATCTTTTTTTCCTTCATATGCTTTACCACTTGCAAGTTCAGATTTGTAAACATAATTACCACTTTCATGTGCACATTGTGCTAAAAAGTGAGCTCTTTCAAGTTTACTTGTTATACCATACTTTCTCATTGCTACTATAAGATCATTTGGTGGTGATTTTAATGGTTTGCCTAACTTTTGAGCAGATTTAGCATTTTCCTTAATTATCTTAACCTCTTCTGGTGGTAGTTCTGCAAGTACTTCTGCAGGATATATTTGTTCTATACTTGCAAGTAATAATTGGTCTTCTTCTGAACCTGCAAATATATCTTCTGTATATTCTGGATCAATTGTATCTTGTTCATCTCCATATACAAATGTATTATCTAACTTACCAGTAATTGTTAAATATCCAATCTCTGAATTATAAAAAGTATCTTTAATCTGAACATCAAATGTATATTCTCTTGGTTCTGTTGTAGTTGTGGTAGAATTTGTTGCATTATTATTTGATGCAGTAACACCAGGTATAACCTCAGGTCCTGTTTGTTGTGCTGGTTCTGTTGCAACATCATTATCAATAACAAATGATACTTTATTTTCTTCTAAGTTTGCTAAATCTTTATATACTTTATTTAGTTGAGCATCAGATATTTCTTGTGCTTCATATTTTTTTAATGCATCTAACCAAGTAGTTGATTTTTTTCTAGCATAAATTATATCTATATATGTATTTTTAATATAATCTAATGCTAAGTTTATAATATCATCTACTGTATTATTTACACTAAGTTCACCATATTTAACACGTTGAAGTGAACTACCTAAATCTATTCTGATTGATTTAACACCATCTCTTGTTTCTATTTCATTCCAAGGATCATACAATTCACTACCATCTTTTGGATTTTTATCAGGAAATGAAAATACACTACAAAATATGTAATAATTACCTTTAGTTGGATATGATGTATTTCCAGTAGAATCTATATCAAGATTTCTACCTGCTAAATCTTTTGCCCTTGTTGGATCAATATTACTATATGCATCCAAATCCATTAACCAAATAATTCCATTTGTTGTTTCTTCTCCTGGATATTTAGTTGGTTTTGTAATTGATACTTTATAACTCTTTGCTGCACCTGAGTTATCATCTCTAAAGTTACCATTTGTATTACTTGGTATAAATGTATCTGTAGGTTTTGCCATTAATATTTTTTATTTTTATTTTATGCATTTGTTACAATTGCATTAACTTCATTTCCATTTGTAGAAATACTTGTAATTTTCAATGTATATTTCTTACCATCTTTACTTTCTACATTATAAACTTCACCAACTTTATAAATACTATTTGGAGGTAATGCAACATTTTGTGGTGTTGATTGTGTTCCAGGTGTTGGATTCTCATTATTTTGTGTATTAACTTCTGGTTTAGCAGAAGAGTTATTTGTATTTTCTTTAATTTCTTCTGGTGTCTTACTAAGTTCTTTTCTAACACATTTAACTTCTTGAGTTAGTTTACCACCTA